TACGGCGGTACGGCGGTACGGCGGTACGGCGGTACGGCGGTACGGCGGTACGGCGGTACGGCGGTACGGCGGTACGGCGGTACGGCGGTACGGCGGTACCCTCACGAAACGTTCCCTTGCGGTGCGGGCAACTGCTGCCAACCGGTCCAGCCAGGCCATCAGCACGACTAGGTGGTCGGCCAGCTCCAGGCGGAACTGTTCCGACTGTTCCCGGGGGAGCTGGCTGTCCAGACGCACGGCGCGATCGCGGATCGTGGTCAGCTGGCGGGCTTGGCGTTTCATGAGGGTTCTCGCACAGCGGTATACGGCGGTACGGCGGTACCGCCCCCTCTCAGGCGTGCACTAGCCCGCTGTCGGGCCATGAGCAACAACAGGCATTCGGCGTTGCGTGGTTCGGTGCACGTCAGCGGAAACATGGCCTGAAAGGCGACCAGCTCCGCCTCTGTGCTGTGAAGGCTCAGCGAGGCGTGCTGGACGTGCTTCCAGTCGTCCAGATAGAGCGCTTTGACTTCGGCATAGGTCGAGCCTTTCGGCTTGTTCCAGGGGCGAGCGGCGCGCTTCGGATCGCGCGTCTGGCTCATGACGCGCTGGCCGTAGCTGGCTCTGGTCTCGACCCAGTACCGAATCTCGGTGCGCAGGCGGAACCCGTACGGGTAATCCGAGACGAGATAGGCGGTCTCCGGGCTGACGTGCCCGATTAGCTCCTGCCGTGGTGTCATGGCTGCCATGGCGATTAGTTCTCCTTACTTGGCCTGGACAGGCGTTAGGGTGGCCGAATCGACAAACACGAACACGTGACTACTCCGCACGGCTAAAGCCGGCGGCTTCTCAGGACACGCACGGCACCGTTGCCCACGTTGAGTCCTGATCGCGGAGTCCCCGCGAGAGTATGAGACGAGCAGACACATGATCCCGAGCGGCCGACAACCCACAGTCGAGGCACTGATGCCAGCGTTGGCTCAGAGGCTTCGGGGTGTGGGCCCCACACGGGCATGTCTGCGAGGTGCCGCGCGGGTCGACTTTCACCAGCACGCGCCCGGCGCTCTCAGCCTTGTACGCGAGCTTGTGGATGAACGACGCCCAACCAGCATCCTGCACGGCTTTGGCGAGCCTCCCGCTCGCCAATCCTCGAACGTTCAAATCCTCAACCGCAATCAGGCCATAGCGGTCGACCAACTGCCGAGAGAGTTTGTGCTGCACGTCGGCCCGTTGGTGACGAACGTGCGCGTGCGCCGCTTGCAGGAGTTGCACGGCCTCACGATGGCCGGCGCTTCTTCGGCGGCGACGAGCGATCCGACGCTGCGCACGGCGCATCTTTGCTTCGGCCCGTCGGGCGTGGCGCGGATTCGCTATCGCGGTGCCGTCACTCAGCGTGGCGAAGTGGGTCAACCCGACGTCAATCCCGATCGCCGCGGTCGACGCGGGCAGCGGCTCAGGCGCCACATCGACGCTGAAGCACGCGTACCACCGGCCGGCTTCTCGTTTGATCGTCAGGGTCTTGATCGTCCCGAGGATCGGCCGGTGGAGCTTGATCTTCACGGCGCCGATCTTCGAGAGCTCGAGGTGTCGACCGCTGACGCTGAAGCCCGATTGGGGGTAGGTGAGGGAGTCGAACCGCTGCGACGCGCGGAAGCGCGGATAGCCCGCGCGCTCTCCACGACGGACGCGGGCAAAGAACGCCAGGAACGTTTTGTCGACGCGGTGCAACACGTCCTGCAAGACCTGCGAGTACACGGCCGCCACGTCCGGCCGGTCGCGCTTGATGGCGGGCAACTGCGCCGATTGCTGCGCGAACCCGCACGAGCGGCGACACAGGCGCCATGCGTCTCGGCGTTCCTGGAGCGCGGCATTGTACAACTCGCAGCAGATCCGCAAGTGAGCGTCCAGCGTGTCGCCTTGCGCGGTGGTGGGATACAACCGGTAGCGGAACGTCCGCTTAGACATCACGCTGGGTCTCGACGTACTGCTTTATCACCGAGAGCGGCGCCCCGCCGACGGTACTCACGAAGTAGGAATGTGTCCACAGCGTCGGCAGCCGGGACTTCAGCGTCGGGAACTCCTGTCGCAGCGCGTGCGAGGTGTGCCCCTTCAACCGCTTCACGAGCCGATGAATGCCGAACTGGGGGTCGACTTCGGCCAGGAGATGCACATGATCCGGCATCACTTCCAGCGCCAGCACGTCGACCTGCATGTCGGCACAGAGCGTCCGCAGCAGGCGCGCTAATCGCTTGGCGATGGGCCCGACCAGCACCGGGCGTCGGTACTTCGGGCACCAGACGACGTGATACTTGCTGGAGTAGACGACGTGGCGGTTCGACTTGTAGTTCGTGAGACGCACGCATGAGAAGTATACAGCACACAGCTATCTATTGGCTATCCATTGGAGCGGCTTATATCCCCACGGCTGAAGCCGGGGGCTTTACGCCGCATCGGGTAACCGCTAGCGATGGCTCCGCCAGCCAAGGTACCTGTCCAACCCATCTTGTGGCAGAGGGCCACAGCTGCGACGCGGTAGCGCGCCTCCCCCATGGGCACTCCGTCGTCGTCGGGATAGGGCACTGTGATCCGGTTCCCGTCCATGTCGGTGGCCGAGAGTCGCACTCCGTGCGTCGCCGTCGGGCCGTGATAGCGCACTGTGATCGCCTTCACGGTCAATTCGCCTCGCTGGCCGAGACGGACGCTGACCTGGTCTCGGCGACCCAGTTGGCCACCAGGCGATCAACGGCATAGGCCCCATCATCCAGGCTCAACACGCGATGCTGCCGATCGTCATAACTGCTCCGGATTTCGCCTGCCGGGATCACGATCCGCGTTGCGCCAATAGCATCGGCCATGCGCAACAGATAGGCGCCGAAGGTTGCCGGCTGGCCGTACTTCACGGCGATCGCCTCCATGCGCCGCTCGATCGCGGCCAAGGTCTTGGCCATGCCTTCGGCACTCTGGCGATCCACGGAGAACACATTGCGGTATTCGACGCCCCAGGCGTACAGGCGGCGGTTGGCACTGTCGCTGTCGCCTTGCGAGGTAACGGTCAGCGACCCCAGGCGCAGTCCGCGCAGGTACAGCGCATCGTCGTCGCACACGTTGCGGATCCGGTCGTTAGCCACGGGCGCACGAAGCCCGGCGCCGTTATCGATATCCTGCATGTCCTGAGGCGTGAGACCAACCCAGACAGCGCTGGCGTGGATGTGGAAGTAATTGGCGTCGCGCGTGGGGCGAATGTAGAGACCGAGGATGGCGGATGTTTTCTTGGGCATTGGGCTCCTCTTTCGGGAGTGTTGTTTGTTGCCGACTCTCACAGGATAGCACGTACCGGTACGGCGGTACGGTACGGTACGGCGGTACCGCACCTTATCGCTCAATGACAAACGCCGTTCCTCCACCACGCGTTGCTGGTTGCAGGACGGTACGCCCTGACAGCACGACACGGGCTGAAGTGGCGAGCACAGGCGCATAGGCGTCAAGCACGCGCTGCGCCTCGTCCGACGTGAGGCAGTAGGCGGTGCCAGTCGCCAAGCACGTGAGCGTGTACGGGCGCGGAACGACATAAATGCGCATCTCAGGATCTTCCTCAAACAAGATCATCGGAATCGTCGTATTCCGCCTCGCTGCAATCGCAGCGGTACTCATTGATTGTGGCAGCCAAGACTATCAGCCATAACCCCATCAGTAGCATTGCCGTTTCCCCCTTGCGGCCGGTCATAGCCAGCCCTGGCATTGACGATACATGATACAGACCAACGTGTCAACCCAGCCTATGTATCGGCACTCCGGCCCTAACCATTAGGCCCAACCCGGTACGCCGGTACGCCTGTACAGGCAGTACACCCCTGTACAGGGGATCAGGGGTCGCGCGGCCCTGGCGGTGCCCATGCACACTCCGGCACACTTTCTTGCGCCTGGGGCCCCAGAGACCTAGACAAAGCTACGCGTATACCGATAGACTAAGCATACGTCCACTTACTTCCGAGGAGAAGCCAATGGCAGACAACATTGCTCACATCAACGGCATAGACGCGATCGCCTGGCAGGACGCTACGCCGTGGCACGAGAAAGGCCAGCGCTTGCCTGCTGGCGCGACCGTAGCGGAGGCGCTTGACGCAGCCGGGCTCCGCTACACCGTCGACACGCGCGATCTGTTTCTGGCGAGCGGCGCCTTGGTGAAAGGGCACAAGGCTACAGTCCGCCTGGACGTGCACGCCCCGGGCGTTGAGACGTTTCTCGGGGTCGTCGGCAGCGGGTACGAGGTCGGGCAGAACGAGCAGGTGGCCCGGATCGCTGAAGCCTTGCAGGATGTCGGTTGCAGCGTCGCGTGTGCTGGGGCGCTGGGCGTTGGTGAAAAAGCGTGGTTTCTCATGAAGCTTCCCGACAGCGCTACCGTGTCGCCCGTAGACGGCGATGATGTCCGCGGGTATTTCCTGTTGCACTGGGGTCACGACGGTTCCGTAGGGGTCACTGGCTTGGGCACGCCGATCCGGGTGGTTTGTCAGAACACGCTGGCCATGGCAACGCCCCGTGGGGCACGCAACTGGTTCAGCCTCCGGCACTCTGCCTCGCTTGGGGCCCGTATCGACGATGCTGCCTCGCTTGTGCGCACGCTGACGGCCGAGATGATCGCCAGCGGCGAGACGTTTGCCGGCATGGCGCGCAAGGCGCTAACGGCCAGTCAGGTGGCGGAGTTTGTGACCAGGGTTACGCCCAACGGTGACCCGAGGGCGCTCACTGCGTCGCCGGTAATTCAGGCTCGGCGCGACACGATCGCGCGACTCGTGTTCTACGGCCGCGGGGCCGCCATGGCCAACCAGCTCGTGGATACCCGCGATGGATCCGCAAGCCTCTGGGCCGTGTACAACTCAGTGACTGAGTACTACGACCACGTTCGCCCGGCCGAAGCCAAATCGGATGCCGGTGTGAGCAAGGCCAATGAGTCGGCCGTGTTTGGCGGCAATGCCCTGATCAAGGCGAATGCTCTTGTTCTGGCGCGCGAGCTGGTCGCGGCCTGAGGCGCCCGGGTCCGGGTTGAGTTGCCCCGGGCCCGTTTTCATCAACCCACTTCCGGAGTGAAGCCACATGACCATTAACGCGAAATTTGCCGGCACTTGCCACACCTGCAAAGGCCGGTTTACTGCCGGTACGCCGATCATCTGGGCCAAGGGCCAACCGGCCCGGCACGTCAGCTGCCCGGGCCCTGCCGCTCCTGCCCCCGTTGCTGTCACAGGCCCAGCGGCTACCCAGCCAACCCGGCCCGTATTCGAGGCGCGCACCGCGGCGGAAGGTTGGACCGCCTACGGCCGTCGGGCTCTGCTGTTTGTGCTAGCGGAAGATGTCACTTGGCTCCTGCCTGATGACGCGATCGAAGCAGCCGCTGAGGCGGTTAACGTCACGGCAGCCAGCGGCGTGTCCCCTGAGGCGCTAGCCCGCCTGATCGGCACCCAGGATCTCCTCCGCGGGCTCCTGCGTGGCCGTCAACGACATACAGCCGAAACGGCAGGCAATCAAGCCTTGGCCGAAACTCCGGCCCCTGTCGCGCCTCTCCCGCCAGCGGCCAACCCGCCGGGCGGATCGCGTGTCCCGCGCCAGCCAACGCCTCTCGCGCCAGCTCCGCCGGCAGCCGCCCCGGTTCCCGTGCCCGTTGCGGCGCCGGTACGCCGGGTAACACCGGCACCTGCCGGCATTGCCGATCCGTTCTGAGCCCGTACCGTACCTTGTACCTTCGCCCCGGGCCCGCACCGTCTGAACCAGACGCGCGGGCCCGTGCCCTGTACCCGTACCCTAGTATGGGGCTCACGGGCTGCGTTGACGACCCGTGAGCGAGGCAACCTTTCGCCCTTGCTGGTTCGTGGCGCGTGGCTCCGACAGGCGTACAGCCGCCTTGCTGGGGGTTTTAGGGCCTAGTACGTCTCTCGAAGCCGCTTGGGCCACTTGTGAGCCACTTGTGAGCCGCTTGTGGGTCGCCTGTGAGCCGCTTGTGGGTCAGGCGCCCCAGCACCTGCCGGGTCAGTCCTGCCCAGGAGGCGCCCCACGGGGCTCCAGGCCCGTTGCCTGGGGCTCTGCCGGCCTTGCCTGGGGCTCCAGAGACATGCCTAAGGCTCTAGGCTTTGGTTGCCCGGGCCTGCCGGTACACGCCTGGGGCTCTGGGCGCAGGTGTACACGCCTGCGATCGAATCCGGCCAAGGTCTCCAGAGCATCAGGGCCAATTTCCCTCGACTGTACGGGCAAAGCAAGGCGCGGTCACCCTGCGCATACTACCTGATTGGCGTCGCTTCGGAGCGAGCTGTACGCCTAGGGCTGGTAGGGGGTTGAGCCCGTCTCTGCCTAGGATCCTAGCGGTACGCCCGGGGCCCAGGGCGTACTGTGCGCCACTTCCCCGGGCGAAGCGGAGCGACCCCTGCCCCCCTGGCTAGGGCAGGGGCCTCCACCCGTGCATGAAAATTTCCTTGGAGAATTTTCAGGGGACCCTCCGTGCATGAAAATTTCCTTGGAGAATTTTCAGGGGCCACGCCCGCATGAAAATTTCCTTGGAGAATTTTCAGGCGGCCGCCCGTGCATGGAAAATTTCCCTGGAAAATTCAGGACCAAAGTGAAACTCCTGTACCGTACCGGGTACCACCGTACCGGGTACGTGTACCCTGTACAGGGTACGGTGTACAGGCCCGGCGCTTCGCGCTCGTGGCCAATGTGCGCTGGAAAGCGCCTATAAAGCGCCTGAATGGCCATCGAATATCGCCTGCCCCGGAAGCCGCCCAACAACTGGCGCACGCGTGTGCACAGGCGGCCAATCCGCCCGGTGCCAGTGCTCAAGGCCAACCAGCCGCCGCCGGAGCCTCATACGGCGGAAGCGGTTGCCCGCCGCTTGGCCAGAGCGCTCGGCGAAGCAGGCCGTGGGCCAGCGAAAATCCCCCAGGTGTACGCGCTCCTGCTTCTGGGCTGGATCCGCAACTACCAGGCTCGCCTGGACGGGCTCCTGGAGGAGTTGAACCAGGACGATCCGCCCGAGACCCGGGAGTTGCGCCAGCGCTGGGCCCAGAGCCTGCGCGAAGTGTTCGACCCGGCCCGCCTGGAAAAGCCCATTCGCGTCGAGTTGCCGGAGTACCAGCCTGAGCCCGATCCGGTACCGACCTTCTCTGAGATGCGCCTGAACAGGAACCTGGAGCGCTTCCTCGCCAGGATGGCCAAGTTCGACAGTCGCCTGGGGGCTCCGGAGCCGGTTGTCCACCAGAGAGGCCCTGTAGAGGACCCTTAGGTGGGGCCCTTGTACCGGGTACGGTACGTGGACACGCGACCGTTGCTCTACACGCTCGCCGACGACGGCATGACGCCAATTCCCTGCGAGGATCCCGTGGCCTGGGCCAGCTGGATGGAAACCGCCGACCGCCGGGTGAGCCAGGATTACGACGAGGGCGATAGCGGCAAGCGCATTCACGTCTCCACCGTGTTCCTGGGTACCGATATGGCGTACTTCGGCGGGTCTCCCCTGCTGTGGGAAACCATGGTGTTCGTCGATGGCGACGAGTGGGCCTGTGAGCGGTACGCCTCTCTGGCTGAGGCCGTCGCCGGTCACCAGGAGATGTGTGTCCGGGTTCGGGAAGCGTTCCTTGGCGGGACCTGAGCGTGGACGTCCCAGGCTTTTTGTACTTACTCCTCGGGTCCGGCTCCGGGGTACGCCGGCCCGGGGTGAGGGGTACGGGGAGAGGGACACCCGGACAAGCGGACAGTTTTTGTGTACCTAGGGAGGCACTGTCCTGTCCAGCAAAAACAGGCCTCTTTTTGATTATTTTGCGAGAGGTGTCCGGACACTGTCCGCGCCAAGGTTAAGGCGCCGCTCGACCCCCATACTGAAGACTCTAAGCCAATGCTCTAGGCTCTTGGCTCTAAGCTCTTGACCCTTGGCTGTAGTGTCTTGGGTGTTAGCTCTGACTCGTGCTAAGGAACGAGGATGCCCGCACACGGGCGCGGCTGTCCGCGCGAGAGATCCCCGCAGCGGCCCCTGTACACTTGATTGCTGAAGTACCAGCACCCACAGCAGGGACAGACCCACCTCTGGGCGCTGTGCGGCTTGTCCTTCATTCAACCCCCTTGAACAGGAATTGCATGCGCGCGGTGCATGCCGTTTCGAGATAGGTTTATTGTGTCGTCACATGGGCACGCCGCGTGCTCAGCGGCGCGCATGCTACATCCAACGCAGCTCGTTTTTCAACCCCTCCAGGTCACCGACGAGGGCACCTACACCCTCGTCGCGCACGACACGCACAGCGGTCAGATCCTGACATTGGTGGCGCAGCAGCCGCGTAGGGAGCACAAGCACCTGTACAGCCATGTAACGCTCCGGTGCGGCGAGAGCATCGCCCTCGACAGCCCGTTATTCGATCTCTACGATGTCGCCGGGTTTGTCAGGGTGGGCGCCGCGCTGGGCGAACGCGCCTGGGGCCTGGCGCTCAGTCAACTCTGCGTCCGGGTGTCCCAGCAATTGAAGCAGCGGAACGAGATCGTGCGCCTGGTTGATTTGCCGTGCGTGGGGCCCGCGATTCGCTGGCCCATCGATCCGCTCCCACCGATCATGCTCGACGAAGTGTCGTTGTGGTTCGGCGACGGTGGCGTCGGCAAAAGTTTTCTAGCGCTCTACGCCGCGGGCCAGCTCGCGGTTCAGGGGTTCGAGGTGCTCTACTGCGACTGGGAAATGAACGGCTGCAACCATCGGCTGCGGCTGCAACAACTGTTTGGAGACGAACTGCCTCGTGGGGTGCATTACTTCGAGTGCGACGCCCCGCTGGCGCAGCTCTGGGAGTACCTCAACGCCGAGATTCGAGCACGGAATATTCTGTTCGTCATTTTTGACTCGGTGGCGGAGGCATGCGGGGGTGACGTGGGGGACCCGCAGACCGCGATCGCGTACCTCAAGCTGGCCAGGCGGCTTGGCGTGGGCTCGTTGCACCTGGCCCACGTCCCCAAACACGCCGCCCAGACGGCGGAGAAGCCGTTTGGGACGGTCTTCTGGCACAACCGGCCGCGGGAGACGTGGGGTATCGCCAGCTCGCCCGGGCACAGCGGAGAAGGCATAGCCGGTCTGGTGATGCAGCAACGAAAGACCTCGTTTGCGACGCCAGACTCGACGCCCCGCGTGATTCAGCTGGTCACAGAGGAGCCCCGGGTGCAGGTCCGGTCGGTGGGGGCCCCGCAGGAGGCACCGAGCGATGAGCAGACCCTGACCGCACGCGATCAGCTGCGCGCGGCGCTGGCTGAGCAGCCCATGACGAAGAAGGAGCTGCGCGCCTCCTGCCAAGCACTGAGTTACGAGACGTTCACGAAGGCCCTCCAGCGCGAACGCGCTGCGGGCGGCATCGTGGAGGGCGAGGGCGGTCGCTTTGTGTTGCATCAGACGCTGATGTGATGCGCATTCAGACAAATCGGTCGTGGTTTTAGGGGAACCGCCTAGCCCTGTGCTAGACTCCCCGGCCGAGGGTCGCGGAAGGAGTCCGCGTGCCCTCGGCTCGCCTGCCGGGTACCCTGCGGGGAACCCTGGCGCCCTCGATGCCGGTCGTCTCCGACCCGGCCATCGAGTCCTTCCCCGTCACCGACTGCGACGTCATCTTCGGCTCCGGCCAGAAGTACAGCTGCACGTTGCGCGATGGTGTGGACCGTCTGGCCGTCACCGAGACCGGCTGGACCATCACCTTCGCCGCGCCCCAGGAGGACGTCGAGCTGTACCGGGCGCACGTCGCGATGATCGCCTTCCGGTCGCGCGTGCAGACGCGCCGGCTCTCGCCGCCGCCGCCGGCCGCCCCCGGGGTCCATGGACGCTGAGCCGCGCCCTCGCTGCACCGGCCGCACTCTAGGCGGGGAGCCCTGTGCGCGCTCGGTACGCCCGGGCAAGACCCGCTGCGCCCAGCACGACGGGCGCGAGCTGCGCAAGGCCGAGCGCAAGCTCAATCGGCTCACCGTACCGGCCGTCGAGCGGCTCGAAATGCTGCTCCTGGCGCGCAACGAGGGCGTCGCGCTCGGGGCCGTCAAGGCCATCCTCGACCGCACGGCTGGCCCGGTACCGCACGCCGTCGCGCTGACCGACCCGGGCGGGATCCCGTCGGTCCAGATCGGCTTCGCGCTCGGCGGGCTGATCCAGGCGCCCGCCCCGACCTCGGGCCCACTTCCGGCCGCCCCGCTTTCGGCGGAGCCGGCGATCGAGACCGTGGCACTGCCGGAGCTGGAGGAGCCGTGAGCCTCTCGCGCGCCGAGCTGGTCCTCGATTCGGCTCCGCCGCCCACGGCGCTTCCGCTCCACCGGCCCGAGGATCGCGAAGGCGCCGTGCTCATCCGGAACGCCAACGGCGAGGTCTCGATCCTCTACAAGCCGACGCCGAAGGCCCGGGAGTTCCACGGCGCCATTGAGCCCAACGTGCTGCTCGAAGGCAGCCGAGGGTCAGGAAAGTCTATCGCCCTGAGATTCGACGCGCATCTGCGCGCGATGCTCACGCCGAATTTCCTCTACGTGATCCTCCGGCGCACGATGCCGGAACTGCTCAAGAGCCATCTGGTGTTCATTGACGCCGAGATGCGCGCGCTTGGTGGCGAGTACCGGGTCGGCGAGCACCTGGCGCTCTATCCCAACGGCTCCCGCGGTTACTACTACCACTGCCAGTCGGAGCTGGACGTCGAAAACCTCCTCTCCGCCCAGTTCTACTGGATGGGCATCGACGAGGCGACCACCTTCCCCTGGGAAGTGATCACGCGCCTGGCCGCCTCGGTGCGCGTGCCGGCCACGCTCAAGCTGATTGCGATGCTGCGCCTGACGACCAACCCGCTCGGCGGCTCGGTCGACGAGATCTGGAAGTACTTCGTCGACAAGGACGTCGAGCCCAAGGACGACCCGGACTACGACCCGGCGGACTGGCGGCATATCCACGTCACCCAGGCCGACAACCCGCACTTGGACCTCCAACAATACCGCAAGCGGTTTGCGGGGCTACCGGCGCACGTGCGCCTGGCGTGGCTCGAGGGCGAGCGCACCCAGGAGCGCGGCCTGCTCGATTTCGAGCCGACGCGCAACGGCCAGCCGCACCACGTTGTCACCGAAGTCCCCCAGGCGCTGACCCCGGGCCTCAGAACCATTCTCCACGAGCCCTGGGTCCGCCTCTACCGCGCCTACGACCACGGCTTCGACCCCGACCCGGCGGTGTGCCTGTGGATCGCGGTCATCGGCCACCAGATCCTCGTCTTCCGCGAGCAGCTCTGGCACCGCACCATCGCCAAGCACATCGCGCGCGAGATCCTGCAGGAGACGGGCGATCTGCCCATCGTCACCACCTACTGCGACCCCTCGATCGACATTCAGCACGGCCAGATCCAGACCATCCGGGAAACCATGGAGCGCGAAGGCCTGCCGCTGGAGTGCTCGGTCAACAACCGCGAACATTTCGCCCACGCCGTGCAGTCGGCGCTGCACGAGACGACCTCGACCGGGCAACCGCGTCTCCAGATCCTGCGGCCCGGCAACTACGGTCCCCCGCTCACGGGCTGCCCCTACCTGATTCGCACGATCCCGCGCATGCAGTACGACGCCGTCCGCCCGCGCGCACTGGCGCGCAGCCGGATCGATCACGCGGTGGTCGCGCTCGCCTACTTCCTCATGAGCCACGTGCCCGTCACCCAGCCGGTGGCGCCGATGCGCCGCCGCAAGTGGATGCAGCCCCGGCGCAGGTCGCGGCTGCTGGGGCGTGACGGCGTGCGGCGGCCTTCTTCGCGGTGAGGCACCATGTCTGATGATCTCGATACCGTCGTGGCCGATTCCGTCGCCGACGCCCAGAGCGCGGCGTCCGATCCGGCTCCCGTCGCCGACCCGGCGCCAGGCGACGCGGCGCCTGCGCCCGCGGCGCCCGCCTCCGGCTTCAGCGACGACGACTACAAGACCTTCGGGCTCGACTCGCAGGCGCCGCTCCAGCCCGGGCAGCGCGAGAACCGCATTCCGTACTCGCGGGTGCGCGCGATTGTCGAGAACGCCCGCAGGAAGCTGCACAAGGATTTCGACACCGAGCGCGGCAAGGCGACCGAAACGCAGCGCGCCTTGGAGGCCCGCCTGCAGCAGATGGACGCCCTCGGCGACATCATGCGCAGTGACCCGGCGCGCTTCCTCCAGATGCTGCAGCAGGTCAATCCGGCCTACGGGCAGTTCCAGAGCGCGTCGCCCGCTGCCGGCAACGGTCAGCCGCCAGGCGACGGGCGCCCCGAGCCCGACCTCGACCTGGGCAACGGCTACAGAACCTATTCGCCGCAGGGGCTTGAGAAGCTGCTCGACTGGCAGGCCGGTCATCTGGAGGCGCGTCTGCAGCAGCGCTACCAGCCGCTCGAAGACCGCCACCGCGAGCAGCAGATCCTCGCCGACGCGGGCCAGCGCGTGAATGCCCAGCTTGCTGACGCCATGACCTGGCCGCTCTTCGACAAGTACGCCCCGGACATCCTGGAGGCGCTCAAGAAAGACAGCGCCGACGCCCGGGCGCGCGGCCAGCACTCGCAGCTGACGCTCGAAGCCGCCTACCGCCAAGTGGTACTGCCCAGGCTGGCGCTCCAGCGCGACCAACTGCGCGCCGAGGTGCTCAAGGAGCTGCAGACGGCGCCGACGAGCACCGCTGCGCCAACGGCGGGCGCGACCGGCACCGGCGGCGCCCCGCGCTCGCTCGACGATGTCATCTATGCCGCCATTCGCGCGCAACCCACGCGCTGAGGAGGAGCCCATGCTGACCGTCCGTATCGTGGTGCTGCTCGCGGCCTTTGTCGTCAGCGTGGCCGCCGGCATAGGCAAGGCGCCGCTCTGGATCGCGGTTGTGCTGCTGGCCATTGCGCAGCTCCTCGACGTGCTGCCGGTTGGGTAGGCGGGGTGGGCCAGTCGCGCGTGTGGGGTGCCGAGGAAAGGAGTCACAGAGCGTCATCCGTGTCTATGAGCGGGTGGCGCTCGTGTGTTATTGCCGCCCAGCAAGCCACCGCGCCGCAGCCGCGGGGCTCACCCAGCCAACCGGCAACACGTCCGGGCTAGGCGTCGAGCACGGCGCGCAGAAGTTGGATTTGCGCGCTGAAGTCGCGCTCCAGCGCCTCGACCACCTGATCGGCCCGGCGTGCCAGCAGCGGATCGGGCGCCGGCTCGTCGAGCCCCGCCACGATGACCACCTGTAGGTACACGGGCAGCGACTCGGGCAGGGTCAGGGTCTCGGTAAAGCCGCCGGTGCTCGTATAGCCCTCCCCGGCGCTGGCAGCGTGCTCGTCAAGCGCCAGCCGCGCCAGCTGGACGACCTCGGCGAAGTGCCGCAGCGCCGGATCGTCGCTGAGCGTCTTGTGGAGCGCGCTGAGGTCGGCATCGAGCTTGGTCATAGGCGGGTATGCTACACTGCCGCGCCATCTCGCCGGTGCCGAGCGTTCTGATCGGCACGACATCTCTGGATTCCCCGGCCCGGGTCACGGCCACTCCCTAAGCACGCCGCGTCGCTGCTCCGGCGTCACCACCTGGCAGCACCCAGCCGCAGGTGTGACCCATGGCCCTCAGCATCAGCCAGATCGTGGCAGCCAGCTACAACGCTGTGCTCGCCGAGATGCGCCGGGCGGCGAACCAGTGGAACGAATCCGCCTTCATGCGCGAGTGCGAGCGCATGAACGCGATCATCCGGCTCTCGCTCGGCCCGGTCATCGAATGCCCGCTCGACTGGCGCCCCAACCCGGGCACCGCCTTCCTCGCCACCGACATGGACGCGGTCAGCCTCGCCAAGACCGACGTCCTGACCGCCGCCACTTTCAACCCGGCGGAACTGAGCGTCCCCATCGTCTGGAGCAAGGGCGACGACGCCAAAAACCCGACCGAGAACCAGAAGGTGCCGCTCGTCCGCTCGCTGATGGAGAACGCCATCAACGCGCACGACGACGCCATCGAGGAGGCGCTCTTCACCACGGCGACCAACGGCTTCCTGGGGCTCCAGACGCTGGTGCCGGACACGGGCCTGGGCGTGGTCGGTGGCATCGACGCCAACACCGAAACCTTCTGGCGCAACTACACCGGCACCTACACCGACGGCACCAACATCGAAGCGGCGATGACGACCGCCTTCAACGCCGCCAGCAAGGGCAGTGGCGCCAGCCTCGCGCCCAAGATGGTCGTCAGCGGCGCCGCGCCCCAGGCCATCTTCGAGGCCAACCTCCAGGCGCAGCAGCGCTACATCGACACCGACGAGGCCCAGAAGGGCTTCAAGGTCCTCGCCTTCAAGACGGCCCGCTACGTGTTCTCCCAGTACGGCGGCGACCGCATCTATTTCCTCAACCCGAAGTCGTTCCAACTGGTCTGCTCGCGCCAGTACTTCCGCGACCGCGGCGAGACCAACGAGCTACCGGACAAGAACGCCTTCGTCACCAAGATTTACAGCGCCCTGCAGGCCGTCACCAACAACAAGTCGCGTCTGGCCGTGCTCACCAAGACGCCGTAAAGGGGGCTGCGATGTCCGACATTACCGATCTCGTGAAAGCGATCGTCGCGCTCCAGCCGCCGCGCAAAATCGGCGCCGACGAGTACGTCGCGCGCACGCCGTTTCATCCCGACGGCAAGGTCCACACCAAGCTCCGGCGGCGCTCGTTCCAGAACGGCCGGCGCCTCGACGAGATGTTCCTCACCGAGGAGGAGATCCGGCTGACCAATGCGCTCGTGCCCGGCAAATTCCTCGACGGCCTGGTCGTCGTCAAGGAGATGGACGCCGGTCCCGACACCGACTTGCACATCTTCTACCGCTCGGCCACGGCCGACCAGCGCATCGCGCTCTCGGCGCACGCCAGCAGCTTCCGCGCCCTGCTCATGCGCTGCCTGGTCGACGCCGTGAGCCTGGGCCTGGCCGATCCCGGGGTGCTCCTGGCCGGCCAGGCAACGGACGACCCGCTCAAGTCGATGGTGCTCCCGAAGAAGGAGGCTCCGAGCCCGCGGCAGCGTGTGCAGCCGGCGATCCCGGGCAGAGACGACACGCCCTTCGAGTACCCGGAGACGACGGGCACCTCGGCTGACGAAGCGGCGGCCGAGGAGAGCGAGGACACGCCGCCCGAGGACGACGAGTCGCCTGCGCCGCAGCAGGCGCTGCATGCCTCGGCGATCGACCTGTTGGCGGCGGGTCGCCCGGGCGACACGATCGCGCAGCCGAAGCGGCGGCCAGCCTCGACCCGGGAGCTGCGCTAGGCCCGAGTCGTGAGCGGACTCCCTGACCTGTTGCCGGCGCCACTGCCTGAGGGCATGGCGCCAGTCGCTGTCGCGGGCGGCGGCAGCGGCGGCCCCGTCCTGCCCGAGGGCTCGGACGATTCCGGGCGCCTGGCGCGCTGGCGGGGCCGCATCAGCGAGAGCAAGCGCCTCAGGCGCGAGTTTCTCAGCGACTGGCGCGTGAATGTCGAGTACCGCTACGGCAAGCCCTTCGAGACCGCCTCGGACGAGGACCGCATTGCCGTCAATCTCGACTGGACCCTGACCAAGAACAAGCAGGCCCAGCTCTTTTCGCAGAAGCCCGAGCTGGTCCTGCACCCCCGAATCGAGCAGGTCAAGGCGGCCGTTCCCGTCTACAGCGCCCTGCTCAATCGCACGCTGGAGAAGGCGCGCGTCGCCGTCGCCATGGACGAAGTGCTGCCCGACGTCATCAACGCGGCTGGCATTGGCGTGGTGCTCGTCGCCTATGAAGCCCGCACCGAGACCGTGCTCATGCCGGTCACCGACCCGATGCTGCTCGCCTTCCTGGCGCCGGGGCAGGCGCTGCCGCCGCAGCCCGTCACGCGCGTCAGCGACGCCCGCTACACCGTCTCGCGCCTCTCGCCGGCTCAGGCGCTCTGGCCCGCCGCCTTCGTCGGCTCCGATTTCGACGACGCCCCCTGGGTGGGCCGCAGCGGCTCGCTGCCGTGGGCCGAAGCCGCGGTGCGCTTTCGCTTGCATCCGGAGCAGAAGCGCCAGCTGGTGGGGCAGGAGAGCACCAGCCAGGATCGCGTGGCCTACGACGTCGAGAGCGGCGCCAGAAGCGATGACGAGGAGGTCTGCTTCGACGAGGTTTTCTACCGGCGCGCCTGTTACCACCCTGAGGAGCGCAGCTACTGCGCCATTCACCATCTGGTCTTCGCGCACGGCCAGGACGACCCGGTCATTGACCAGCCTTGGGAGGGCCAGCGCTACGACGAGGCGACGCGTAGCTACCTGGGCTCGGAGCGCTATCCGCTGCGCTTCCTGACGCTCACCTACGTCTCCGATCACGCCATCCCGCCGAGCGACAGCGCCATTGGCCGCCCCCAGGTCGACGAGCTGAACCGCAGCCGTAGCCAGATGATCCAGCAGCGCAGCTACAGCCTGCCGGTGCGCTGGTACGACGTCAATCGCGTCGACCCGGCGGTCCAGGACGCCTTGATGCGCGGGCACTGGCAGCAGATTTTCCCCATTCAGGGCTCGGGCTCCCAGGCGATTGGCGAAGTGGCCCGCGCCAGTTACCCGCGCGAGGACTACACCTTCGACCAGGTCGCCAAAAGCGATCTGCGCGAGCAGTGGAATACCGGCGCCTCCGCCCTCGACAGCGGCGAGCGCAGTGCGAGCGAGGTCCAGATCGTCCAGAGCAACGTCCAGACGCGCATCGGCTACGAGCGCGCGCGCTGCGTCAACTTCTACCTCGGCATCGTCGATGTCATGGCCGGCCTGCTCGCTCTCCACGGCGACGCCGCCGAGCAGTACCTGACCGAGGAGGAGCGCGCGCGCCTGGCTGAGTGGGACCGCCACAAGCTCAATCACCAGATGGTCTTCGGCGTGCGCCCCGACAGCAGCGTGCACCTCGACGCCGAGCAGCGCACGCAGCGCCTGCTGCGCTACATGAACGTCATGGCCACCTCCGGCCTCATCGACGTCGAGCAGGTGGCGCGCGAGGTGACCGAGCTGACCGGGCTCGACCCGGACCGCCTGGTTCGCCAGCCGCCGCCCTCTGCGCCCGAGCCGCCCAACGTCAGCTACCGCTTCAGCGGCGCTGAGGACCTGACCAATCCGGTGGTGCTGGCGATCCTGATGAAGGCCGGCCAGGCGCCTTCGCCCGAGGAGCTGCAGGCGGCCCAGAACCTGCTGGCGACGATGGGCATCCCGCCAGCCCCGCCAGTGCCGGCCACGCCGCCGCAGGCGGGCACGCCCCCGCCGGGGATGGCCGGATTGGGCCTGGAGGGGCTCCCGCCGCCCCCAGGAGGCCCGATCGCCGGGCCGAACGGGCCGATGCCCTTCCGCCCGCCTCCGGGCCTTGGCGAGCCTCCTGCGAGTCCGGTAGGCGGCGCCCCGCCCGGTGTCGGCCACGCCTATCCGGCCTGGCGCCCGGCGCCGCGCCTGGTCACGGGCAACCCGGGCGAGGTCCCACGATGAGGACGCTCGTCGACATCGTCTGTGCCGCCGGGCATGTGACGCGCGACGCGTGGCGGCTCGCCGGGCAGTACCCGTGCTGTCCGGAATGTGGAGCCTCGACCAGTCGTTGCTGGACGGTGCCTTCGGCAACTGCCGCCGTGCACGGCGAGATCGACATCGTCGTCCGGCACGGCCTCTGCCATCCCGACGGCTCCCCGCGCCGCTTCGAGAGTCGCCAGGCGCTCAGGCGCGCCGCGCGCGCCGCTGGTCTCACGAACGCCGTCCACCACATCGGCGTGGAAGGGTCCGACAAGAGCCCCCACACGCAGCGGTTCGTCTAGGCCGCCATGCTCCTGCAACCGATCGGAGTCACGCCGTGACGTTCGATGAGATCGTGAGCGAGGCGATGGGGCGGCTCAACCTGCAGTCGACCGAAGCCCAGCTCCGCATCGGTCGCGCGGTGAACGCCCGGTACAAGCGCCTCACCTCCGCGATTGGCCTCGCCGTCAGCCGGCGTACGAGCGTCGATGTGAGCCCCACACTGGGCGCGACCACCGTTGTCGTGGAGGGTCTGGAGAAGGCCATCAGCGTTCTCGACCTCACGGGCGGACAGCGGCGTCTCCTTGCGGAGTTCACCGTCGCGGAGCTGCGGGATCGGCCGCTATCGTCGGGGATCCCGCAGGCATGGGCGGCCGAACGCATGTCTGCTCACAGCGTCACGCTGCGGCTCGACACGATCGTGCAGACGGCGCTCACTCTGCGGGTCTTTGGTCACGAGCGCGCGGCAGTGCTGACCGGCACGCAGGAGCCGGCCTTTCCCGAGAGCTTCCACGACGTGCTGATCGAGGGCGTGTTGACCGACGAGCTGCGAAAGCAGGAGAAGACACAGCTCGCCGCCTTCGCCGACCAGACCTATGAGCGGCGGCTCTCCGATCTGCGGATGTGGATCGCCAAGAGCAGCTACCTCGTCATCCGCCAGGGTGGGCGCACCGCGCCGATCGCCGGTGGCGGGGCCGCTGGCGGCTCGGGCGGCGGCGGTGGTGGCGGCGGCGGCACGGGCAGCTACACCCAGACCGGCCTCGTCACCTTCGACCGCGACCCGGGGCCTCCCTTTGCCGTTACGGCGGGCAGCGCCACGGTCGCTAATCTCGATGCCGACAAGCTCGATGGCGAGAGCGGCGCGGCCTACCACGACGCGGCGCTACTGACGGGCCAGATGACCAGCCTCGCCCGGCTGCCGACTCTCGCGCCAAGCCGGTTGCTTGGGCGCGGCAGCGCAGGCAGTGGCTCGCCGGTCGAGGTGCTGCTCGGCTCCAACCTGGTCATGAGCGGTGACACGCTACATGCGACCGGGGGTGGCGGCAGCGGCGTTATCCTAGCGGAGAATCGCCTGGCCGGCCGCGCGCCTGGCGTGGGCAGCGGCCCTGCCCAGGAGATCGTGCTCGGCACCGCGCTGGCGCTTGCCGGCACGACGCTCAACGTCAGCGACGCGGCGCTCAACGAGACCTACACCGGGCTCAAGACGTTCAGTCGTTCGCCGGCCCCGCCCTTCGCCGTCACCGCCGGATCGGCAGCAGTCGCCAACCTCGACGCCGACAAGCTGGACGGCATCGACAGTACGACCTTTGCCCGGAAGGACCAGGCCAACACCTTCACCGCTAGTCCGCAGACGATGCCTGGCCTGCAGCTGACGGATGACTCTATTTACCGGAGCGTGAGTGACCAGAGCGTCGTTGTCTGGGGCGGCGCTGTCGGCTCAACCGCCTTCGTGCAGGTGTGCGGGCCGGGCAAAGTCGGCTTCGCCAACGTCGTCCGCGTCGGGCTCCCGAACGTGGCTGGCTCGGTCTTCCGCGTCGAGAACCTCACGACGAGCGCCGTCTACCTGCGCACCGCTGCCGATTACACCCAGTTGCTCGGGCCGCTCTACCTGGGTGGCGTCGGCGGCGGCGGCCTGGTCACCGTTGCCGAGCCGGGCACCATTGCCCGCAACACCGGCGACGGGGGGGATACGGGCTTTCTGCTGGTCACCGGCGGCGGCGATCCGGGCGTGTCCAGCGTCCGTGACCGCGGCGCGGCCATCCGCCTCTACGGGAACGAGCACGCCTCGACGGGCGTGCTGCAGCTGCTCTGCGGCAACGTGGCGGGGTCGAAGATCGACCTCTACCGCGCAGACAGCGTCGTCGCCGTCAGTGTCGCGGGCTCGACCGGCGACGTGACGTTCTCGAACAGCCTCCTCTGCGGCAGCAACACGACGCAGCGGATGACGACCGACAGTGGAGTCTTGCAACTGGCAGGCGGATCGGGGTGGGCGCGGGCCAACGGCGCGTTTCTGCAGGTCTACGGCACCACCTCCAGTGGCCTGGGCTCTCTCCATCTCAACCTCGGAGCGAGTGACAGCGCCAACTTCATCGTCTATGACGCCTACGGGCGGGCGGCGCTGCTGTTCCGTGGGGTGAGCGGGTCCATTGACTTCACGAGCGTGGCCACCGGTGCCGCGTCGTGGCAGTTCTCCAACACCTCCACCAACGGCGGGTACACCCAGTACATCAACGGCGGGAGCACGAGCGGCTGGATCGGCAGCGCCGCCGTGCTCATCTCGACCAGCTTCGTCAACGCCTGTCTCTGCGTGCGCGCCGCCAGCAAGCTGGTGCTCAAGTCGGACATCGCCGAGGTCCTCGCGCCCGACGTCTACAACAGCACGATCGGGGTCTCGGCCAACGTCAACGTCGACAACACCGGCCTGCTCCGCCGCTTCTCCTCGACCAGGCGGCACAAGCGCGCCATCGAGCCGCTCCTCGACTGGCAGTGGCTGCTCGCGCTTGAACCGGTCAGCTACGCCCACATCGGTGACGGTGGTCAGCGGCGCGTGGGCTTTGTCGCCGAGGACGTGGCTGCCGTCGACGCCCGCTTCGTCACTTGCGACGCCGACGGACAGCCTGACGGCGTGACCTATGCCCAACTGACGGCGCCGCTCGTGGCCGCGATCCAGGCACTGCACGCGCGGCTCGCCGCGCTCGAAGGGAGACCCGATGGCGCTCACTGAGTCGTTCCTCCAGATGGCCCTGGCGCGCGACGCCAACTTTCAGATCCGCTTGCAGTACCTGCTGGTGCAGCACGCCCGGGTGGTCAAGAGCGAGGCGACGGCCACACCCAATCACACGGCACGCAGCAACTACGCGACGACGGTGATCAACAGCCCGCAGTCGGCGGTCGTCAACGCCGCCGTCATGGTCGTGGGCGGCGTCAACGTCATTGGCACGGTGACCCTGGAGGACAGCGGCCCGGTTACCACCGCCACCGACCCGGCGCTGCTCAGCCAACTGGCCACCTTCTGGGACGCCCTCTCCGGCGTGGACACCCCGGCGCCGTGACGAAGCTGGAGCCCTCCGACTACTGGCGCCTGCGTACGAGCAGCGCCGAGCTGGAGCGCGACCAGGCGGCGCTCGTGGTGATCCAGACCCGCCTCGACGCCACGCGCGCCAGGCACGACGCGCTGTGGCGAAGCGTGCTGACGCAGTACGGCCTCGACCCGCAGCAGCGCTACGTCGCCCGCGACGACGAGTGCGCCCTCGACGTCCCGCCCAACGGCTCGGGGCCAGCCTGATGCCCGACTACGTGCTGGCGTCGCTGCGCGGCGGGGTCAACCAGCAGGACGCCCCGATTGCGATCCCCGACGACCAGTGTCTGGTGGCGATGAATGTCGAGTTCACGCGCTCCACCCTGGGCGAGCGCCGTCTGGGCGCGCGCGCCATTGACCTGACCGGTAGCGGCCTGGTCGGTCACGACCGGGTGACCTTCCTCTACCGCCACCTGCCGAGTTCCGCCTGGACCGACAGCGAGCTGTGGGCGCTCGGCGTGACCGGCACGTCCTCGGCCACCCTGGCGCGCAAGGTGAACGCGTGGTCGTCGGTCGCCGTTGCCGACGCGCCGGTCCTCACCGGCGAGGGGCCCTACGCCTGGGCCGCCCAGACGCTGCACGGCAAGCTGTTCCTGGCCTATCCGAGCGCGGTCGACCGGCTCCACGTCTGGGACGGCTCGACGCTCAGGCGCGCCGGCCTCATCGCGCCCACTGCGGCCCCTGCTGTCACCACGACCGGGAGCGGCAGCTTCGCCACTACGCGCTACTACCGCACCCGGCTGAAGCACTCCACGCGCGCCCTGCGCAGCGAGCCGAGTGCGGCAACGACGTTTGCTCCGCCGGGCTCGGGCTCTGGCGCCTCTATCGCCTCGCCCGCGGCTGCCGAGAGCGCTGATCAGTGGGAGGCTGAAGCCAGCCTCAACGCCTCAGCGTGGTACCGCATCGGGACCGCCGCCATCGGCACGCCGATTGTCGACTCGACTCCGGCCAGCCCGGGCTACACCGGCCTCTTTCCCCTGGTGGCGGAACCCGGCGACTACACGCCGCCCTACAGCGCCCGCTTCGTCGTCGCCGACGACGACCGCCTCCTGCTCGGTGGCGCCTTCAACAACGCTGCCCTGGACTCCCGCGTGAGCTGGACGCCGGTCTACGGCGATCCGACCGGTATCGGCAACGACGAGCGCATCCCGGTCTCGACGGTGAACTTCGTCGATCTCGACACGACCGACGGCGGCCGGCTGACCGCGCTCTCGCGGTCGAGCAACGGCGCCATCTGGGCCTTCAAGGCGAGCGCCGTCTACAAGCTGGTTCGCACCGGCGTGCGCAGCCGCGCCTACGAGGCCATCGCCATCAGCAAGGAGCGCGGCGCCGTGCCGGGGAGCGTGGTGGAAGCCGCCGACCAGGTCGGGCGCCCGGCGGTCTACTTCCTCGACCCGCGCATCGGCCCGTGCCGCATCGGCGCCAACGGGCTCCAGACCTGCGGCACCGACATCCTGCCCACCTGGCGCGAGCGCGTCTCGCTCGATGCCAGCGAGGTCACGGCGCGGGTGGTTTATTACCCGGACAAGCAGCAGATTCACTGGTGGGTCCCGATCGACGGCGCCAGCCGCCCCAACTATCACTTGGTACTCCACACGCCTTTCATGCGCGACAGCGAGGACGGCGGGCGCAAGGGCTGGGTGCTGTGGGACGGCGCTTCCGCCCGCGCGCTCACCGCCTGTCTCTACGCCGCCAACGTCGACGCCGGCACGGCCCGCTCGCGCATCCTGCAGCCCTTCATCGGGGTCGAGGGCAACGGGCTCATCTGGCGCTGCGACACCGGTGACCAGGATTCCGGCCAGCCGTACACCAGTCGCATCCTGACCAAGCCGGTCGCGCCCGCCAACATCCTCAACGAAGCCGGCGTCATGGCGGGCTGCGTGCTCGCCAAGGCCCAGGCCGGCGCCCAGGTCACCATTGCGCTCGTCAGCGATTTTGGCCGCGAGCGCAAGACCGTGGACACCGTTGACCTGACGCCTTCTTCGCTTGGCGAGGAAGCCGTCATCCGCCCGCTCGACAGCCTGAGCCTGAGTCCCCTGCGCACGTTCCAGCTGGAGATCGCCGACTCGCCCACGCCCGGCGTGCGCTGGGAGGTGAATCAGCTGGTCGTGAAAGTCCGCCGGGAGCAAACTGGATAACGTCACCAGAAGGAGCACCGACCATGGATCTGACTTCCCACAACGCGCGCATCACCACGCTCGACGTCAAGACGCTCCGGACGCTTGACGCCTCCGGCGTCGCGCAACCGGTCGCCACCGGGGGCCGGCTGACCTTCACCGAGACCACCGCTCCGGCGGCGCCGGCCGCCAATGCCGCCAACCTCTGGGTCCAGGACAACGGCTCGGGCAAGACGCAGCTGATGATCCAGTTCGCCACCGGCGCCGCAATCGCCATCGCCACGCAGGCCTGAGCCCCGTTATGGATCTGCAGTTCCAAGTCGCCCAGGGCCGCGTGCTCGACGTCAAGGAGCTGCGCGTCGATGGCGTCCCGGTGCGCCCGAGCGCCGGCAGCTCGTATCTCTACACGCACAACCTCACGCTCACCGAGCCGCCGAGCGAGAGTCAGCTGCGCTTCAACGCTGCGGCCCCCTATACGGCCGTGACCAGGGTCTGGGCGCGCTACCACACCGTGGACGGCGAGGATGTGGGCCGCGTGCTGCTCGTCACGGTCAAGGCAGGCTCGGTGCTCTATGTGCAGGACCGCGACGACGCCGCGCGCAACGTCAGTTTCACCGTGACGGCGGCGCCCGTCGACAAGGCGACCTATGTCGAGTTTGTCGTGACCTTCCGCAGCGCGGAGTCGGCGCTACTGGCGCAACAGGTCCGGCTCTACACGGTCGCGTGACGAGGGAGCGTTGCTATGCCGAAAGTCTACGAAGCGATTCGCGACGAGCTGATCGCGCGTCAGGTGGAGCCGAAGCAGGCCAAGACCCGCGCCGCCGCTGCCTACGTGAGCAAGGGCAAGAACAAGGGCGCACGCTCGGTGCGCGCCAAGACGTTGGCCACGCACCGCTCGGGCCCCAAGCCCCAGGAGTACTGACATGTACGGGCTTCGCTATAGGGACCAGCTCCCGCCAGTGGTGGCCGACGAACTGGACGGCCTCATCGCGGCGATCCGGAATCTGTTCTACGTGGCGCATAACGAGGATGGCACCCCGCGCCTGACGGTGACCGGGGCGCCGGGCGTTGCGCCGACCGACGCCCCGGCGCTGCGCGGCAGCGAGGGCGACGTGCCGGTGCCCGACGTACGCGGCTACTGACGGCTTTACTGCGACTTCGTCTGAACGGTCTCGGGCCCGATAAGCGAGGCCAGCTCCGCGCGCATCGACTCCTCGGTCTCGCCCGCGAAGATCATAATGCGCAGCCCTGCCGGGATCGCCAGCCCGTGCGTCTTGCGCGAAAGGTCGATCGGACGCCCCTCGGCGAGGCGTTTGCGGTTCTCGGCCGAGAGGCCGAGGATGAGCAGTTGCTCGCCTTCGTTGAGCCAGGTTTGTGCAATGAACACTGGCGGGCTCCTGCAATTGAAGTCGTGAATCGTCCTCGCGCCGTTGCGCGGCTACTGATCCGGACCCACGAGCGTCGGTGGTGGTGTCGGGAAGGGCAGCGTCGCATGCCGCCACAGGTGCAGCACGTCCGGGTGGGTGTTCACGTACTCGGAGCGCCGCGGATGGTACTGCACGACGACATCCTCGTCGTCCCAGAACAGCCTCTTGATGAAGCACATCTCCCGCCAGCTCGGTACCCGGCTGCGCCGTTTGCGGGTGGCGCGCACGCTGACATGCTCCCAGCCGAGCGACTCCGGGACGTCGGCATGGGTCCCGTCATCCGCGATCAGCACGAGGTGCCAGCCTGGCTCCGGCGAGTCGATCGCAAAAACGCCGTACTGCCCTGAGCCCGGGCGCGTCCCCATTGGCCCCTCGGTCATGCGCGCTGCTTCGGGTACGTGGAAGCCCATCGTCAGTGCCGCGTCGTCGGCGTTTCCAGTTGCTCCAGGATCGCGGTCTCCGCTTGCTCGGCGGCCTCGCTGTCGATGGTGTGCGCGGCCTGCAGCAGTTCGTTGGCCAGCGCCACCGCAGCGGCCGCGTCGAGCGCCACAAAGCGCATCGGGTGGCTGAAGACGAGCACGACGCCCTCCTCTCGCGGGTCGGCGCGCAGGAACGGCTGCCGCGGCCACAGCCCGCTCAACCACCACCAGATCCACGACATCACGCGAGCCAGGAAGGTCCATATCGCCATCGTGCCCTCTAGGATACGCTGTCCCGTGACTGCTCGGTGACGCGCACCGAGACGATGAGCGCCACCTTAGTTGCCTCGGCGATCGTCGCCGTCGAGACCCCCAGCTCCAGCAGCCGCTCGGCGCTCAGCGTGCCGCGGCGCGTGGTGACCATCGTCACCTGGTAGCCCGGCACCCTGGCCTCGATCAGGTCGTGGGCGCTGAGGATCTCGCGGATCTCGGCATTGATGCTGTCGATCCCGTCGTCGAGCGTTTTCCGGTACATCGCCATCTCGGCGCGCTCGGCGCACACTCGCGCCAGATGATCGCGCCAGTCATCAGAGAGCCAGGCGGCACTTTGTCCCATCGTCCAGGCCTTTCTCAACAGTCCGCCCACGTCCGGGCGGGCCCGCTGCCTGTACACGTCACCGGGGCGAGAAGCCGGGGAAGTTCGCCGAGCGCCGCCTGGATATGCGCATCCACGTCGTCGTAGGCGGCGGCGTCCAGTTCGCAGAGCAAGGCGTCATGCACCTGGAGCAGGAGTTCGACATAGATACCCTGCGCCCGCAGCCACTCCAGGCGTGGCCAGGTGGCCAGCATCCACAGCTTGGTCAGTTCTTGTGCCCCCGCCTGGATCGGCGTAGCCTGCGCCTGGCGTAGCGCCTCGGCGGCGACCTGGCGGTGAGGCGAGTGGACCGCCGGCAGGGCCCGTCGCCGGCCGCGCCAGTCGGTGACGTAGCCAAGCCGGCGCGCCTCGGCATGCTTGCGCTCCAGATAGGCCGCCGCCTGCGGGTAGCCGCGCGCCCAGGCATCGAGCAGCGCCTGGCAGTCGGCCTCGGTCCAGGCGCGCCGCTGGCCGCGGGCATCGACGTGCACGCTCCCCTGCTTGTCAAACTGTTCGCGCAGCCCCTTGGCGGTGAGGCCCATGACGATCCCGAAATTGACGGCCTTGGCGGTGAAGCGCTGCTCCGGGGTCACCTGGTTGAGCGGAATCCGGTAGAGGATATGGGCCGCCGTTGCCCGGTGCTTGTCGACGCCGGCCCGGATCTCCGCCAGCATGCGCTCGTCGCCGCTGTCGATGGCCAGCATCACGATCTCGATCTGGTGCAGATCCCACTCGGCCAGCACGCGCCCTGGCGGCGCCACGAAGCCGCGCCGCACGAGCAACCCCAGGTCCGAGTGCTTGGGAAAGGCCAGCACGTTCGGATCCTTGGCCGCCAACCGCCCGGTATCGGTGCGCGTGTACAGGATGCGCGCGTGCAGGCGCCCATCGGCCCCGACCCACGCCGGCATCGGATCCACGTAGCGCGTCTTGAGCGTTACCAGCTCTTTGTACGACAGCACCTGATCGACCGCCTGGCGCTGCGGCCGTGTCGTCGCCGGCCGGTGCCGTGCCGCCTGCAGGTACTTCTCCGCCGTCGAGCCGCGTCCGCGCTTGGTGCGCTTGCGCGGCGGCGACACGCCGAGATCGTCATAGAGCCAGGCGGCGACCTGGTCTGCCGAGTTCGGATTCACCGGGCCGCCACGTGCGTGAATCGCCGTGCGCTCCGTTTCCAGTTGGTACGCCAAGTAATCGCTGAAGGCTTTGAAGTAGTCGAGATCCACCGGCAGCCCGACATCCTCCATGCGCCGGATCTGGGGCAGCAGCTGGCGCTCGGTCTCGACCAGCGCCCAGGGGAGCAGCGTCACCGTTCAAACCACGCCCGCGCGATGACGTAGATCAGCGCAGCGAAAATGACCCCTACGATGACGATGGCCTGGGGCAGACTCAGTTCTGGCATGGCGGTGAGCCTTTCTTGGCACGCTGCGCCCGCGCCAGGAGCGTCATGCCGGCTCCGGCGCCTCGTCGCCGAGCAACTCGCCGATGCTGTAGACGACCGGGAGCCCGCGCGCCTCAGCGTAGGTCTTCTCGTCCACGGCACCGGCGCTCGTCTCCCACCGCGGGAGCATCAGCACATGCGTCGCGCGTTCGATCACGCGGTAGTCGTAGGCGAGCCATTGCTCTCGTGGCATCAACGTCCAGGCAGTCGGGAAGGCGCCCGCCAGATGTGGGCAGAAGGCCGGCACGCCGCGCAGCAGCAGGGCCCAGTAGGTGCGCAGGGCCGAGGCGATGTTGTCCTCGACGGTGTAGCCGAGCGTCGCCGTCAGCGGCCCGCTCAGGTACACGAACAGGTCGGCCCGCATCACGCCTCCTGCTGCCCGCGCCGGGCGAGGCGTACCCGCTGCGCCCCGGCGTAGTAGGTGGCCTGCTCGCGCGGGCTCATGGCGTCGATAACCGCTGCCAGTTGGGCGATGTGCGCCCGGACCGGGTCCGCACATGTCTTGTCGAGCAGCGCCTCATAGAGCCGGAGCGCCTGTTGCACGAGCGCCGGACGTAGCACGGTGGTCATAGCTTGGCCCGCCGTTGCCCACAAAGACCACTTCCCACCGGTAGCGGCGTACGCCACCGCGTCCCTCGGGATCGCGCAGGTGTCTGAGTGCTCGGCTGCTGTCGGCCCAGTTCTTCCGCGGCTCGAGGACCGCCACCCTGACGAAACCCGCCGCGCGGAGGCTCGCCCCGCTCTCGCTCTCCTCCGTAATAGGTGACGACGCGCTCGTAGCCCATGGCCCGGGCGATTTGCCGGCACGCGCCGTAAAGGCGGCTGTTGGCGTTGTGCGCCCCGTCGGTACAGGTGCGCGTGATCTCGGCGACTCTCGCCGGGTCGAAGGCGCGGGCACTGGGTCGCCCGAGGACTGCAACGCCGAGCAACTCGCCGTCTCCGCTGCGCAGGGCAATGAACACCTTGCCGCCACGCGGCGGTTTGTGATGGCGGTGGTGCAAGGTGACGTAGCGGCAGACCTCGCGATAGGAGCTGGGGGTGACGCGCACAGCTGGATCGGTATCGCCGCCGGTGAGAGGCCGGAGCGCCTGTGTGACGCGGCTCCCGCTGCGGCCAGGCTGCGCCGCCCCGCGCGTCATGGCTTCTCCTTGGCGATGCGCGCCTCGGCCATCCGGGTCACGCGCCATGGGGGATCCCGGTGGGCGCATAGCCGTCCCGCGCAATCGCCTGGTCGTAGTCGAACTGATCCCGCAGCACCAGGAACACCCGCCGCGTCGCGTCGGCATCGGCGCAGGCGTAGGCAAGCGCCTCCTCGACCGGCACCTCGTCGAGGCTGGCCTCGGGCATGGCGCCGCAGACCCCGGCGACCACCTCCCGGATGTCCTCCCGCTGCCGGCCCCAGAGCGCCCGGGGACTGGCGCTCTTCAGGCTCCGCCGCACCGCCCGCAGGATGGGCGTCGGCTTCTCCCCCTCCCTAGGCGCCAAAAGGGTCGCTGCGGCCTCCAGGAAGCCCCTGGCGAGGCGATCGGCAGCCTCCCCGACCAGATCCTCGTACTCCCGCAGGCGGAGCCCACAGAGGCGGTAGGCGAGCGTCTTGAGCCCCTGCGGCTGGGCTGCCAGGTAGGCCAGCTGCATCGTGTCGTAGACCTGGCCGGGCCAGGCGTCCACGTTGAGGCCCATTCCGGAGAGCACCCGGAAGTCGTGCGGGGCGTAGTGCAGCACGAGCTGGGGCTGTTGCTCGACGAGCGCCCGGTCGAAGGCGGTGAGCGCTTCCCGGTCGCCGGCCCGGATGACCCGTCCGTGCCGGGGCGCCACGCTGTAGCTGAGGCCCCAGGGCTGGCGCGGGCTCCCCTCGGTATCCAGGCCCAGCAGGCTCGTCCGCCGGATGCGCCCCAGGTCAGCCGGCGTGTGCCAGCCATAGTCGGTTGGCTCGGTGTCCAGCCGGTGCACCGCCCGGGTGCCGGCGAGCACCTCGGCGAGCGCCTCGAAGTCGGCCACCGTCCAGGCGTAATAGGTTGGCTGATGCAGCCCGGCCGCCGGATGCGTGATCGGCACCACCGTGCCGCTCCACTCGCCCCAGGGCGAAGTCAGGGCAGCCAGGTGCGGCAGCCCGTGCGTCGCCTCCATCGAGGCCCAGTCGCCGAGCGCCCACCGGGTCGATAGGCGCCCGAGCGTCGCCAGGATGCGCGGCCCGACCGTCAGCAGCTCCCGCCACAAGTCGGGCTCGCAGCCGGCGATTTCCAGCGGCGTCGGGTCGCGGTTGGCTGGCGGCCGGTACCGATACAGGTTGGTGACAAAGACGTCCTTGCGCGCCAGATGACACGTGCGCTGCAGCCAGTAGTCGAACTCCGCCCCGGCCTTGCCGGTGAAGGGAATGCCGGTTTTCTCCTCGACCTCGCCGGGCGCTTCCCCGAGGAAGAACACGCGCGCCTGCTGCGACCCTGAGCCGTGCACCGCGGTAGCCATCTCACGCCTCGTCTGGCCGCCGCGTCACCGGCCGGGGCACCGCCTGGTCCAGAAGGGCACGCAAGCGCTCGTCGCGCCGCTTTGCCTCTGCCGGATAGGGCTGGTGCACCGCGCAGTAGAGGGTGCCGGGCCTGGCGAGCGCGATGCAGCGCTGCACGCCTATGTCGAAGGCCTGGAGCACGAACTGACACGGGCTGGGGCGATCGGGTTCAGCAATCATGACAGGCTCCCACTGCAGTCCCACATGCGCGTGGTGGTCGTGGAGCCACCAGTACGCATGCTCCAGGGCCTCGGGTGGCAGACCGGCAGCCGCCACCCAGTACTGCCGCCAGTGCCGCGCCTCCGGCGTCTGGTCGAAGAAAAACGCCTGCGCGCTGATGGCGGCGGCAACGGCGGCGGGCTTCCCGTCGCGGCGGCTATTGCAGGCGTTGGGCTCGTTGACGATGTCGCGCAGAGCCCGGAGCAGTACCGCTCGCGCCAGGCGCTGACAGCCCACGAGGATCTCGGTCTCGTCATTCCCGGGCCAGCGTCTCTGTGATGCGTTGAGCGAGGCGCGGTCCGATGCCGTCAATCTGTTCCCAGGCAGCTCGGTCCGCCGTGGCCAACGCGAGGGTCGAAGGGAAATGCGCGGCCACTGCGGCGCTACGCTCATAGCCAACTCCGGGCAGTTCATGCGCCACCCGGCGCCTGAGCGGGGGCGGCGTCAGCAGCGCCACGTCGGCCGCCCGCGCCAGACGCAAGTGGGCGCGGTGCTCCTTCCACCGCTTGTCGCGCCACCAGGTGTAGAGGCCGGCCAGGATGTGCGCCGTCTCGCTCCGCGTCGAGCTGCGCCGCAGGGAGAGCCCGGCGCGCAGCTCCAGAGTCGCCAGCAGATGATCGACCTCGCGGTAGGTATACCCGCGCCGCCCGTGCCGGAGCGGGGCCCAGCCGTGGCTCCAGACCTCCAGCACGCCGTCCTCACCCGGGCGCCACAGCCCTTCGACAATCACCCAGACCCGGTCGTACTGCCGCAGGAGCCCCGGGATCTGGTGTCCGGCGAAGCGGTCGATGTCGAGCAGGTCCGAGACCGTCTTCAGCTCGCAGCCGACCTGGACGCTCTCGGGCCCCTCCGGCCCGTGCCCGAGCCAGGCGCAGTCGGCGAAGTCGAGTCGCACTGACTCCACCTCGACGCCCAGGCGTTGAAGTGGTGCCTGCAGGTCCTTGGCGCCGATACGGTCATCGAGCCAGAGCATGGCCATCGCCGGGCGACAGCAGCGACGCTTCGACCACCGGCTCGTCCGGAATGGGCCATTCGGTGAGCGCCTGCGCCAGCATGTCGCGCAGCGCTACCACTTGCTCCCGTGTCAGCCAGTACGGGCGCGGAAAGTTCTGATCCGGATCGACGCGTAGAATCGCGAACGTCTCGCCTTTCATGCGAAACAGATCGGGCGCGTACGGGTACCCGATGCGGAGATTGGTGCGCGGCTCGGCGTGATATTCGAGGAGCGGCATGGCTACACCCGGCAGGCGCTCCAGAACGCCTGCGCCCAGAGCTTGCGTGACTCGACAGCAAATTCGGTGACCGGGTTCTCCAGCGTCGACAGGTTGTCGCGCACCACGCGGCACACCACGCCGCCGCGGCGCTCCAGCAGACACAGCGTCTGGACGTAGTAGGGCAGGCGCGGTGCCCCTTCCAGGCCGGCGTCGATGCCAAACTCGACGCGCACGTCGCGCCGCACCTCGGACTCCTTGTAGGTGGTGTTCTCGCGTGGCGGCTTGGCGATGGTCGTCGTCAGCAGCACGTTGAGCGTGGCGTGCTGGGCCAGGCGCTCGACAAAGGCACCATCGTGGGCGCCCTTGCACACGCTCCAGAAGTCGTCGGGCCGCGGCGTGACGGGCGGCTTCTTGCCGACTGCGTCGCGGCGCCGTTCCAGGTAGGCTGCCTTGTCGAGTCCGGAGATGGTCATGTAGGCCATGTCCTGGGCGCGGTCCCAGAGCCGGCCCATCGACTCCACCGCGAGCCAGTCGCCCGGGCGCGCCTGCGTCAGGATCGTATCGAGCGCTTCGGTCGCCGCGTTCATCGTCTCGGCGCGGTAGTAGTGCAGGTTGCGCGGAGCGTCGGGGCCGAAGCTCTGGACGACCGGCGCAAACTTGTTCTCGGTGTCGATCACGAACATGCGCGCGCTCGGCGTGATCAGTGCGACCCAGGCGGCCACGGAGACGACAGCGGACGTCTTGCCGCTGCCGTCCCGGCCGGCCAGCAGCACCACTTCGCGGGTGGGCAGCTTGAGTAGCTCGTCGAGCGTCAGCGGAGTGGGAGCAGCGATCGTGGTCATGCGGCAAGCAATCCTTTCCGGCGTCCGTGGTTGACGACCATCGCGAACGCCTCAATGAGTTCCCGGCGATCGAAGGTGGCGCGCCAGGCGAGCAGCTGCGGCCCGGAGCCGCGGTAGTCGCCGTTGACGAACAGCGCAATGAGCAGGGCGTCCAGGACGTCGAGCCCGCACGCCTCGTGCAGCATGTACAGGTAGCAGCGCACCTGGACCCACCAGTGCCAGAAGCGGGCGTCCTCGATGCCGTGGGCCGAGGACATCCAGGTGCACTTGTACTCGGCGAGATACGGCGGGTCGGCCTCCAGGTCGAGCCCGTCCGGGCTGCCGATGAGCCCTTCGCAGACGACCTCGCCCGGGCGCATCAGGCCCGGGTGCCGCGCCGCGAGCGCCTGCTCCAGCGCCGCCTCGAAGGCAAAGCCCGCCTCAACCCGGATCATGTCTATTGGCTTACTGCGATCGAAGCGCTTCGGGTCCTTGTCGGCCAGCAGGTCCTTGAGCACCGTGGAGAGGTGCACGCCCTCGCTGCGCAGGTGCGAGGCCGCGTACGCCGCGCGCGCCTGCAGATCGCCGAGCGTCAGGTCAGCAGGGGTCAGATGCATGGCGGTTATGGGACCGCTTTCTCCGGCCGGTCCCCCACCGGTCTGTCTCCCGGCACCGGGAAGCGAGGGTCGGAGGCCCCCGGCGTGACTGCAGGGACAGAACCTGGACCCATTACGCAGCCCCGATCGTCTGCGTCTGGGCGTCGTAGGTAATGACCTGGTCGGCGGCCAGCAGCGGCAGGAAGTCGGCGCTGTGCTGGCCCAGCAGCTTGGTGGCTGCATTCCGCAGGGGCGATTGCGCCAGCAGCTTGAACGAGAGCGCTGCGAGCTGGGCGCGTTTGATCGGCTTGGCGATGTGCTCGTCGCCGAGCAGCTCCAGGATGGCGCCAATGGCAGCGAGCCGGGCGTCCTCGTTGGCGAGCAGGTCAGCCGGGATAGGAGAGCCAGCGGACTCGCCGTTGCCGCCTCTGGTGGTCTTGCTGGCGGCCTTGGCGGCCTTGGTGGCGGGCGTGGCGGCCGGCGCGGTAGCAGCCGGCTGCGGGCCTTCCATGTTGGCTTCTGGCAGCGCCAGGAGCTTGCGCACGAGCAGCACCGTGCGCTCCCCAGGCGACTGGTCATCAGCTGTCTTGGGCCGCGCCTGGGCATGCAGGACGATCTTGCAGCCGGCGAACACGCTGACGTCCTGGGCCACCCGGTCCTTCGGGAACCCCTCGCTGACGAACGACTCCAGCAGGCGCAGGCCGTTGCAGCCGGTCGGCAGGCCCTGTTTGGTGGCGCTGTGGAAGCGGCGCCCGTCGTCACTCGGATAGCGGTCGTTGGCGCTGCCGACGGTGTAGGCCTGCACCTCGGGTTGCCGGTCACCGAAGCTGGGACTCGTGTACTGCACCAGGATGGCCGGCACGGCGGCGCGCTGGCCTTTGTAATCCCACATCCCCGTACGCATCGACGCGACGGTGACCTCGGCGCCGTCGAGGAAGAGCGTCGTATCGGCGGTGAGCAGACTGACAGCAGGATCGGTCTCGGACATCGCGGGGCCTCCTTCCGCGCTTGGGAGCAATGGACCTTGAAGCGAAACGCGCGGCCGGAGTGCAGAACACATACCGGCGCTTTGTCGCTCCTGTCCGGTGGGCCGGCGTGGACGTGCGTGGAGGCGAGGAGAGTCGGGGGGCGCCTGCCCATAAGTGCGATCACAAACCGATCACAGATCGAGGGGCGGACCGGGCAGTGTGATCGAAGTGCGATCGTTTTTGGGTGTCGCGCGTCAGGGGCCTGCCGCTTACTCCTGTGCAGTCAAGGCCTTAGAGGATCCGACCATCGCGGTTGAACTGCGATGATCGGAGTGAGCGTGGTGGGGAAAACAGGCCAGAATTTCGCGATTTCCCTAAGGAAACTCGCTCAGGGCGTCCCCCCGATGTTGTCAGGGGTTGTCAGGAATGACCAGGAGTGGTCAGCGAGTGCGATCGGTTTGTGATCGCGTAGCACAACGCAGTGTACCTGCGCTTACCTGCTCGCCGGATCGCCGATCGCCTGTTGCACGGTTTCGGCGGACACCCCGAGATTGACCCCGAGCATCAGATCGCGCAGGTCCTCGTCGAACAGATGCGCGTAGTGACGCTGCGTGATTTGTACACCGCTGTGTCCAAGAAGCCTACTGAGCGAGTAGATGTCGCCGCGCTTGCTGTGGTCGCCCGAGCCGGTGAGGTACCGCCAGCCAAAGGTGTGGCGGAACGCGTGCGGCGTCACCGCGGGCATCGCCGGCCGGCCCGGATCGCCGTCGCACGCCGGGCGCGCCCTGCAGGCACGGCGGAGCGCACCGATCAGACGTGCCTCCGGCCAGCTTCGCCAGAGCGTGGGCGAGATGGCCAGCTGCCCGCGCAGCACTGCGGCGAGTTCGTCGTTCATGCCGACCTTGCGTGTCTTGTTGCCCTTGCCGGTGAGGCGGACCATCCGCCGGTCCCAGTCGATATGCTCCGGCCGCAGCCCCAGCGCCTCGCTGATGCGTGCGCCCGTGAGGAGCAGGAACAGCACGAGCCCGTGATAGCGCCGCGGCAGCCGTCGCAGGAGTTCGGTCTGTTCGGCCACCGTGACCACACGCTCCCGCACCGGAGACAGGTAGGCGCGCAGCGCGAACTTGACGCGCTTGAGGCCGTACTGTTCGCACGCCACGCCGAGTACCTTGATGAGGAGCGACACTTCGCGCGCGACGGTGGACCGGGTGACCGGCGTTGGCACGCGCTGACGGTGGCGCGCGGTCATGCCCCGCTCTTGGCGATGTGCTTCGTACGCCTCGCCGTTCAGCGTGTTGAGCGGCTTGTTGCCCCAGAAGACGAGCGCCGGGCGAATGAGCGACTGCTCGCGCAGCAGCGTCTTGGGCGATTTCGGCTTGCCCTTGTGGTACCGCGCCGCGGGCAGCGTCTGGTAGAGCGCCCAGAACGCGGCGAAGGTGGGCAGCGCGGCGGCACGCACGAGCCCGTGCTCGGCACTGATCTCGTCGACCCGTTGTTGCGCCGCCTGCGTGGCTTCAGGCGTTCCGTCGTCGCGGACGCCCGTCGTGAAACTCCGCGGCTGACCGGAGATACGCCCGGTGGCGTAGAACCAGCTCCCGCGCCTGGTCAGGCGCAGCTTTTTTCCCTTCATCGTGACCCTCCTGTTCGTCGTTGGTCGTGAGCGGCAGCCAGTCCTGCTGCCGCACCCATGCGTCGATCTCGCCGGCATCGAACAACAGCCGGCCGTGTGTCTTGTAGAACGGAATCTGGTGGCGGCGAACCAAACCGCGCACGGCGTACTCGGTCTTTGACAGGTAACGTGCGCAGACGGGCAGGGACATCCACCCTATGGGAGGCCGTCGCATATCGTGGCCCCTTTCTCTGCAGACGAGCACAGAGCGTGAGAGGCCGATAGTGACGCGGCGGCGCCCGCGACCTCGCAGCGCGTACTGGGTTCAGGTAGTACCGGGACTCGACGCCGGATCCTACGCCGGAAGTCGCCAAGCTGTTACACCTTTTTGACGCGCGGGGGCCTACTCGTCGCCGCGCCGCCAGCGGGCACTTACCCAAGTGTCGGAGAGCCGGGGCAGGCGGGCCGAGGTGAAGCGCTCGCCCTTGAGCAGCGCGCGCCACAGGTAGAGTGGCGGCGCGGACTCGCGCGCGGCGCGCCAGCGACGCCACCACTGTGTCAGGCCACCTGATCGGGGTGGGGTTGCCTCTGCTGCTCGTCGGCCCACTGCTGCCATAGGCGCAGCGTGAGTGTACGCATGCTGAGGCGCTGCCGGCGAGCCAATTGCCGGACGGTCCTGTAGATCGGTCGCGGCACACGGTCGATCTCCACGCGCAGGCGCTCGTCGTGCCGGCTGACGGGAAACTCGGTGGAGTACACGCGGGGGCGCTTGGGGCGTGGATGGGCCATAGGCCGACTCTAAAGGCGGTACCGGCTATATTACCGCAGGAAGGCGCAGTGACGCAAGGAGGCACTCGGTCGCACAGGATGCGCGTCTGTACCGGGCGCTGCGGGTGTTTGCTCTTGGCTTCCAGTGTCAGATCGCGTAAGGTAGCCGGCTATTCGGCATTTTCGCCTATCCTGCCGGCGTAAAGGAGTAGGAACCTGTTGGCTAAGACACCGCCTGCCCCAGACGGGTGGACGACGCTGCGGCCCATCCTGGGCACAACGTTCATCCGCTCGATCGACGACAACGATCCTACCTCTCATCCGCTCCGCATCGGGTCACAAAGCTGGTCGCGCCACGCGCTGGCGACCGAGCTGGGCATCGTGCACACCGCTGCTGCGCGCCATCTCAGTGCGTTCTGTCAGGAGCTGAAGGTGCGCCACGTCAAAGACCTCTGGGAGCGGACCACCATGTACCAGTTGGCGCGCGAGCCGGCGTGTGGCGTGACCACGCTCTACGTCGCCTGGCGCGTCTTCGAGTACGTCGGGCTCGATCCGACGGCGTGGTACCAGAAAGGCCGTGATGAATCCATTCGCACCTTTCTGACGATGAAAGCGCGCGTCCGCCGTAAGGAAGGCAAGGCCAAGCCGGTCAAGACGCGCCCGAAGAAGCAGTGAGCACCGCGTCAGTCCCGAAGGGAGACCCGATCATGCAGACCGACACGCACGCTCCGGCGCTCTCGCTGATCCGCGTGCGCAGGCGCGCCGAGCAGGACCTGGCGGCGGCCAGAGCCGAGGTCGAGCGCCTCACCAGTTTCCTCGCCACGCTGGCTGTCCTCACCGAGAACCATACGCACGCCAAGGCAGTCACGGCGCTCGATGTGGCGGCTGGGCACCTGGGCCTCGCGAGCCCCAACGGCCAGAGCGACGCGCCGGTAAGCGCCACAGCGACCTTCAAGCCCGGGTCGTTCCGCGCCTTCATCGCCGAGCACGGCAACTGGAGTGCCTCGCCGTCCGCCGAAGCTGCGCGTCTCCAGGCGCTGTGGCGCGCCGAAGGCGCGAACGTCCAGGAGACAGCGGCGCGCCAGGCCTACTTCGTCGTGCGTGCGGCGCTCGGGCACGGTGCCCGGGCAGACCAGCACCGGAAAACGCGCCGGCGCTACAAGCTCGGACCGGTGGCCGCCCTTGTCGTCAGGGCGCTCCGGAAGGCGCCCTCGGTGACCACAGCATCGCTCGCCAGGCAGTTGCGGGCGGCGAAGCTCGGCAAGGGGCGTGAGGGCGTCCTGCTCGGGTCGGCGCTCGGGAACATGCGAAGGACCGGCGCGGTGACTTGGGCCAGCGGGCAGTCCGACGTCACACGCGGTCCGGCGTTCGGGGCTGCGGTTACCTGGCTGCGCTAGGGGCGTTTGGCCCCCGGGAAGCCCCAGCGCGGCACTTCGGGTGCCTTCGCGGGATCGGCGACCGTGGTTTCGCGCACGGGGTCGCCTCCTTTTTGAGACCGCGCCGCCAGTGGTGCTATCCTAGCGCCGCTTTCGCGGTTCTCGCCGGTTCGTCGCGTCGGGCATCCTGCCCGGCGTTTGCCCGTCAATCCACCACAACCCGTTGCGTGGAGTGGGCAAGCGCCATGGCGAGCCTTGAGGACATCCAGCAGAAGTACCGCACGCCAATCGAGGCAGAGGATCTCGCCAAGCTGGAACGGCTCCGGACCGATCCCGGCGCCAGCGAGAACTACGAGTCGTACCTCCGCGACATCGAGGCGAAGCAGCAGCGGCGCGAGAGCAGCCAGAGCGAGGGCAACCGGCCTCGCGACGATGGCGGCCCGGCGTACCGACCGCCGCCAAGCGTGACCCAATCGTGGTCGACGCCTCAGTACCAGACGCCACAGGCCGCCCCGCCCTACCTGGCGTCTGCGGCGCCCCCGGCTGCGCCAGGCATCCCCGACTGGTACCAGCAGATGTTCACGACGCTCCAGGAGCAGTTGGCGGGCGAGCGCCAGCAACGAGAGGCGGACGCCACAGCCCGTGCCCAGCAGCAAGCGGCCTATGACGCCACGATCGCCGCGGGCAACAAGCAGTTTACCGATCTGCAGAGCCAGTACGCCCTGGACCGCCAGCAACGGGAGGAGGCGGCTCGGGCCGCGGCGGCAGCGGCGGCTCAGGCCGAGGTCCAGCGCCGGGCCGAGCGCGACCAGCTCTTTGGGCAGCTCCAGAGCCGCGCCCAGCAATCCTTGAACGTCCAAGCATCGGACCCCCTCATCGCGCAGCAGACTGGCGCCTACTCGGCGCAGCAGGAGCGCGCCCGCCGGAACTATCTCGCCGACCTGGCCGAGCGCGGTGGCGCCCTCACCAACCTGCAAGGGGAGGAGCGCCTCTCGGCCGAGCGCCTGGGCGCCCAGACGGCGCAGTACCAGGCTGACCTGATGGGCCGCGAGCTGCAGTCCCGGCGCGAGGAGATCGCCGGCTCGCTGCAACAGATGCAGGGGCTACTGACTGGCGAGCAGCAGCAGGCGATGCAGCGCGAGCTGGCGCTGCTCGACAACGCCATCAAGCAGCGCGGGCTCGACGTCACGGCGCGCGGCCAGGACATCGGCCAGCTCAACGCGCTCCTGCAGGGCGGGCTCACGGCGCGCGGCCAGGACATCGACTGGCAGCAGGGGCTCCACGGCAACCAGTTGCAGTGGCAGATTGAACAGTTGCGACAGCAACAAGCCAACCGGGATCTGAGCCTGCGCGCCGAGGACCGGGCGGCGTACTGGGATGCTTTGAGATCCGGGCTCTTGTGATGGGCAGCGTGGCACG